CAGGGTAGACAGGTGGGAGGATCTCATTATAAAAATTTTCATATTCAACCTTATGAATTTATTTCAAAGAACGACCTTTCATTCTTTCAAGGGAATGTGGTGAAATATGTTTGTCGTTATAAAAATAAAAATGGTATACAGGATTTAGAAAAAATAATTCACTACTGTGAATTAGAAATAAAAAAACTAAAGGATATTAAATGATTCTACCTCCAACAGAATGGGTAGAACCCACAGAATATCCAGACTTACGATCTCATGATGAGATAGCAATTGATTTAGAAACACAAGATACAGAATTAAAAACTAAGGGATCCGGTGCTGTTGTAGGAAGAGGAAAAGTGGTAGGCATTGCGGTTGCCACTTATAATCAGAGTTGGTATTTTCCTATAGCTCATGGGGAAGGCCCTAACATGAATAGGCAAAAAACTTTAGAGTGGTTTAAAGATATTTTAGAATGTCCAGCTACCAAAATATTTCATAATGCAATGTATGATGTTTGTTGGATAAGAAATTTAGGCTTAAAAATCAATGGTTTAATCGTGGACACCATGATAGCCTCCTCCCTTTTAGACGAGAACAGATTCTCTTACACCTTAAATACTTTATCGTGGCATTTTTTAAACGAAGGAAAAAATGAACGAGCTTTAGTTGAAGCTGCCAAAGCAAGAGGAATTGATCCTAAAAAAGATATGTGGATGTTACCTGCTCATGAAGTCGGAGCTTACGCAGAGAAAGATGCTTCTTTAACTTTTAAGTTATGGCAACATGTAAAAAAATTATTAATAGAACAAGATTTAGAAAAGATATTTAATCTGGAGACTGACCTTTTTCCTTGCCTCGTTGATATGCGCTTTTTAGGAGTCCGTGTAGACGTGCCAGCTGCTCATAAATTAAAAGAACAATTACTTGTACAAGAAAAACAATTATTAGAAGGAATAAATAAAGAAACAGGAGTAGATGTCCAAATATGGGCTGCACGATCGATTGCTCAAGTTTTTCAAAAATTAAACCTGCCTTATGAGCGAACCGAAAAAACAAATTCTCCTTCATTTACAAAAAATTTTCTTTCTAATCATCCTCACCCTATAATACAAAAGATAGCTACGGCGAGAAAAATTAATAAAATTAATACTACCTTCATTGATACCATACTAGAACATGAACACAATGGAAGAATTCATGCAGAAATAAATCAAATTAGATCTGATGATGGGGGCACAGTAACTGGAAGATTCAGTTATCAGAATCCGAACCTCCAGCAAATTCCTGCACGGGATCCAGATACAGGGCCTCTAATTAGATCTCTCTTTATTCCGGAAGAAGGATGTCAATGGGGTTGTTTTGATTATTCACAACAAGAACCAAGATTGGTAGCACATTATGCATTAAAATTTGGCTTACCCTCAGTAAATACGATAGCTGACTCATATGAAAGTAATCCAGCTACAGACTTTCATCAAATTGTTGCAGAGATGGCACAGATTCCTAGATCACAAGCAAAGACAATTAACTTAGGGCTATTTTATGGAATGGGTAAAGCAAAACTCCAAGCAGAATTGGGTGTAACAAAAAGTAAAGCAGAGGAATTATTTGAACGATATCACTCTAAAGTTCCTTTTGTAAAACAGTTAATGAATAAAATTATGAGTGCAGGTTCTAACAAAGGCCAAATAAAAACTTTACTAGGAAGACGTTGTAGATTTCCTAAATATGAACCTATTCTCAGAGGGAGTGACTGGGGAAAATATGTACCGGCTGAAGATCATGAAAGAATGCTAGAACTACAAGAAATGGGACCTCATTTAAAAGATGATGAAGGAGTTATACTGGAAGATAAAGATGGTAATCCTAAGAAAAATTATTGGCATAACAATCCAACTCGTCGAGCTTTTACTTACAAGGCTTTAAATAAATTAATTCAAGGGTCGGCTGCAGACATGACTAAAAAAGCTATGTTGGATTTATATAAAGCTGGTATAATTCCCCACATCCAAGTTCACGATGAATTAGATATCTCAGTGGATGGTAATCAAGAAAAAATCAAACAGATCATGGAAGACGCAGTTGACTTAGAATTACCGAATAAAGTAGACTATGAATCGGGACCAAATTGGGGGAGCATAAAATAACATCATGCTTTTTAAAAAAATAAAAAAGGCGTATCACAACAATCAGTATCTACTTATTCAAAATGCTGTGCGATTGGAATCTTTTAAATTAGATTTTAATTTTGATACGATGTTTGCCCTGTATGCAAAAAATAATAATTTAAAACTTTTAAGCTCTAATGAAAATCTTTTTATAGGTCAAATCTTTGCTTTAAATTCTAGTTCCATCACTCTGCCTATATTTAAACCCTATCTAGATTATGTGGCTACTCACTTAGGAGACTTATTTAAAATTGGTAATTTAGATTTTTTTTATTCCATAAAAGGAGAAACAGGGACAGCCCATGTAGATGACGAACATGTAATTATATTGGGAATAAAAAATACTACTTATTATCATATAGATAATGTTGATTTAAAAATAAAGCCAGGCGATATAATGTACATCCCCCAAGGCTATTTACACCATGCTTTTTCTCCAAGAGAGAGAATCGTACTTAGTTTATCATTATGGAAAAAATGACTTACTTAATCTAAATATTAATGT